GTATCGGGCGGTTCGGCACAAACAGACATACACGGAGATTCGCATGTTAGTGGAGCTCTATTATTTTAAACCATGATGAAACAATCAATCTTAAAGGAGATTAAAAAATGGCAACGCATACTAAAACAGTAAGTCTTACAGATTTGCAACAAAACATTTTGAAGAACGATTTATATAGTGATACAGATAATGCTGGACTAGATGATTGGATTCAAGATGCAGTTGATGGTAAGATTAACAGCGCTTGGAAGCGTATGCAACAAGAATGGACAACTAGGTTGATGAATGATGATTCATTCACAGACTCAATTCCATCAAACCAAGCAGATTTTGTAGCATTAGTAATTGCTAGAAGCGACTATCAAGATCGTAAAGCAAGAGATGACGCATAACCAATCTAATAATTGTGTAAACAAAAACTCTATTTATTATCATAACATCTAAGTCACAATCCTTATAAATAGAACTAGAAGGAGACTGTGTTAGATGGCTACAATATCAAATATTTTTATAAATCAAGGTGCTGACTTCAGTACTACGGTTACTATCTCTGATAGTGACGGTACTGCTCTTAACCTTGCGGCGTTCACCGCCCTCGCACAAATTCGTAAAACATATGAGTCAGCAACAGCTGTCTCTTTTACGTCAACATTTGATTCTGATCGAACCACAGGCAAAATAACAATCTCACTTACTGATACTCAAACATCTGCTCTTGAGTCAGGACGGTATGTTTATGATCTTCTCATAACATCTGTAACTGGCGCAAAGACTAGGGTTGTTGAAGGTATTGCTACGGTGAGTCCAAGTGTATCTAGGAGTTAATAATAGATGTCTATTAACGCAACAATGACAGGATCGAATAGTATTGTAGGTTCTGTATCTCAAGGAAACCAAGCAAAAGTTACTCGTGTGACTGTGCCTGGGCCAGCTGGGCCTTCTGGTGCGGCAGCAGGGACATTTGCAGAATTATCAGATGTAGATTCATCTGGTGTTGCAGATGGAGCTCTTATACAATACAACGGAAACACTTCAAAATTTGAAGTAACACAAGTAATTGAAACCGATACTGGCACGATACGCCTTAACGGTGGAACTTTTTAAATAAAATAAGGTAGAAAAAATGTCAACTATTATTCAACATAAGCGTACCACGACCGCTAACCTACCATCTACTTTAGAGCAGGGTGAACTCGCATACTTATATGATACAGGCTCTACTGATACAGATGCTGGTGGTAACGGTGGTAGACTATACATTGGTCACCCATCAACTAATTCAAACACCCCATTAAAAATCGGTGGTGCTTACTATACTGGTTTGATGGATCATACACACGGTACTGTTACTGCAAGTACAGCACTTCTTGTGGATTCTAACAAGAAACTCAACGAGTTGCTAGTAGATAATATTACTATTGATGGTAATGCAATCACTTCAACAAATACAAACGGTAATATTACAATTACTCCAGCTGGTACAGGTAAGTCTGTTATTGGTAATTTGTATGTTGGTGATGATAGTACATCACTTCAAGAGTATATTCAAGACCAAACAGGTGGCGCAATTACTGCTGGTGAAGGTATTGATGTTGCATATGATGATACTGCTGGTACAACTACAATTACTGGTGAAGATGCAACTGTAACTAACAAAGGTATTGCTTCTTTTGCAACTGCTGATTTTTCTGTAACATCTGGTGCAGTAACAATTAAAACTGGTGGAGTTACAAATGGACAACTTGCTGGTTCAATCGCAAATGCAAAACTTGCTAATGACGGAATTACAATCGGTGATTCAGACACTTCACTTGGTGGAACAATCACTGCACTAACTGGACTAACTCAGGCAGTTGTTGATAATTTGACAATAGATGGAAACTCAGTTACATCTACAAATACAAACGGTGCAATAAACTTAACTCCAAACGGTACTGGTACAGTAGTCGTTCCTTCCGATTATACTGGAAGAGCAGGATTTAGTTCTCAGTCACTTGCACCTAAAGCATATGTTGACAGTGTTGCAAATGGACTTGACGTTAAGGCATCTGTAAGAGTTGCTACAACTGCAAACCTTGCCGCATCATACAACAATGGTGCTGGTACATTGACTGCATCTTCTAACGGTGCTATCTCAGTAGATGGTGTTACTCTTGTAGTAAATGATAGAGTTCTTGTAAAAAACCAATCAACTGCTGCACAAAACGGTTTCTACAAAGTTACCACAACAGGTTCGGGTTCTGCTGCATTTGTTCTAACAAGAACTCCAGACGCAGACGCTGCTTCTGAACTTACTTCTGGTGCATTCACTTTCACAGAAGAAGGTACTGCAAACGCAGACAACGGTTATGTTCTAAGTACAAACGGTGCAATTACACTAGGTACAACTGCAATTAACTTTGAACAGTTCTCTGGTGCTGGACAGATTTCGGCTGGTGCTGCTTTAACTAAAACTGGTAACACAATTGACGTTGCAGTTGATGATAGTTCTATACAAGTTTCTGGTGATGCAATCCAAGTGAAAGCACTTGGTATCACTAACGCTATGTTGGGTGGTTCAATCGCAAATGCAAAACTTGCTAATAGTTCTGTTACTATCAATTCAACAGCTGTTGCATTAGGTGGTTCAATCACACTGGACACTGGTGATTTAGCAGAGAATGGAAACTTATTCTACACAGACGAAAGAGTTGATGACAGAATCGAACAACTTTTCCAAGCAGGAGAAGGTATTGATTTAACATACAGCGACAGTTCAAACACATTTACAGTAGACGCAGAACTTGCTACTGCATCAAATAAAGGTGTTGCATCATTTGCTTCTGCAAACTTTACTGTTTCATCAGGTGCTGTAACTGTTACTGGAATAGACGGCGGAACGTACTCATAAATAGTAGTTACTAAGGATATTGAATTATGACTACTGTAATAAAACCAAAACGCTCTGAGACTGCATCAGCTGTTCCATCGTCTAGTGATTTAGCAGCAGGGGAGATTGCAATCAACTCTACTGACTTAAAGATATATACGAAACAAGCAGATGGGACAGTTGTTGAAGTGGCAAATAAAGGTGCAGAGGAAGGGTTCGCAATCGCATTAGCGGTTGCTTTAGGATAAAGATATGGCAACACCAAATACAAGGACTACATTTAAAGAATACTGTCTCCGTTCACTAGGGAAACCTGTGATTGAAATTAATGTTGATCCAGATCAAGTAGAAGACAGAATTGATGAAGCATTGCAATATTTTGCACAGTATCATTACGATGGTATTGAAAGAGTATATCTAAAGTATCAGGTTACTCAAGCGGATATTGACAGGGCTAGATCAGACAACTCTCTTGCAACAGCAACAGACGTTGATGGTTCTACAACAGCAGTATGGAAAGAACAGAAGAATTATATTCCTGTTCCACCCACAGTTATGTCTGTTGTAAAAGTATTTCCCTTTACAGACAAGTCAAATCTAAATATGTTCGATGTCAAGTATCAACTTAGGTTGAATGACTTGTATGATTTTAGTTCAACATCAATTATACATTATGAAATGACTATGCAACACTTAGATTTCTTAGACCACATCTTAACAGGTGAGACTCAGATTCGTCACAACCAACATCAGAATAGATTATATTTGGATATGGATTGGCAGAGTGATGTTGTTGCAGATGACTATATTGTCATTGAATGTTATCGTAAATTAGACCCATCAACATTTGTTGATGTATGGGATGATATATTTTTGAAGAAGTATGCAACACAACTAATTAAACTACAGTGGGGTGCAAACCTTTCTAAGTTTCAAGGCATCCAAATGTTGGGTGGAGTTGCACTAAACGGTGAACAGATATATACTCAAGCGCAAGAAGAGATTAATAAGTTAGAAGAACAAATCCAACTTGCATATGAGTTACCACCAATGCATATGATAGGTTAAAGTAATGCCAACTAATGTTTATTTTGATACAGGAACAAGACCAGAACAGCACCTCTATGAAGATTTAATCATAGAGCAGTTGCGTATCTATGGTCAGGATGTTTATTACATTCCTCGTAGAATGGTATCGGAAGACGAATTATTTGGCGAAGATGGTTTAAGTAAGTTTGAAGACGCATATCTCATTGAGATGTACGTTGACAATGTAGACGGTTATGAGGGTGAGAAAGAACTCATGACCAAATTTGGTTTGGATATACAGGATGATGCGACCTTTACCGTAGCTCGAAGGAGATGGGAACAGTTCGTTGCAATTGATAATAATATTATTGTATCCTTGCGTCCGAATGAAGGTGATTTGGTATATTGGCCTAGAGGTAATAAGTTATTTGAGATTACCTTTGTAGACCATGATGATCCATTTTATCAGGTACAAAATCTGCCTACATATAAGTTGAAGTGCAAAACTTTTGAATATGGTTCGGAAGAAATTGATACTGGAATCGCTCAAATTGATTCTATTGAAACAGACAATAGTTTGGATCAACTTGCGTATCAAGTTAGTCTTGAACAGGCAGGAACATATAATGAGAACTTTAGTTTAGAAGATTCATCAGGATTAATTATCCAAGAAGCTTCTGGTTCTGGAGATAACATTATATCAGAAGATGAAACACATGGTGGTTCTCTACAAGTTGAGAACTCAGTACAGGGTGCCGATGCGTCCTATATAATACAGGAAACTTATAAAGTTGACACTATTGACGAAAACGCAATGAACGATTTCTTTGACAGTGAAGATGATACAATATTAGACTTCTCCGAATCTAATCCATTTGGAGATGCTGGGAAATAAATTATGATTGGAAATTACTTTTATAACGAATCGACAAGAAATGTCGTAGTTGGATTTGGTTCAGTTTTTAACAACATCCAACTTGCAAAAAAAGATGCCGCAGGCAATGTTGCACAAACAATGAAGGTGCCGCTTGCATATGGGCCAAAAGCAAAATGGTTGGCGAGACTAAGAGAAGACCCTGCTTTAAACAAAAAGGTAGCAGTGACGCTTCCTCGTATTGGTTTTGAGATTAGTGGACTTTCTTATGACCCAAACAGAAAACTAAACAAATCAATCAAAGTCAAGAAGGCGGCGAATGGTACGAATGCTGAACAGATTAAGTCTGGATTTATGCCTGTACCATACAACGTAGACTTTGAACTTTTCATTATGAGTAAAAACTCAGACGATGCACTACAGATTATTGAACAAATACTTCCATACTTTCAACCAGAGTACACAGTTACTTTAAAGGAATCAGCTGAACTAGATATTATCAGAGACATTCCTATTGTATTGAATGATATTCAGTATGAAGATGATTATGAAGGAGACTTCGCAAGTCGTAGGGCAATTATTTACACACTAAGTTTTACTGCAAAGTATTATCTATATGGCCCAGTAACTTCACAAGGTGTTATTCGTTCTGTACAGGTAGATCAGTATACAGACTTACAGGTTAATGCTCCGAAAAGAGAACAGAGGTATTCCGCTACTCCACTACCAGCAGATGTTGCTCCTTCAGATTGGGATGCAGATGATGGTGATTTTGGTTTCAGTGAAACCTCATCTTTCTTCGAAGATGCTAAAAATTATAACCCAACCACTGGTCAAGACGAATAAATAGTATAAAGAATTAGGAAAAAGATATGGCAAGTACATTAAAAGTAAATGAAATTCA